ACGGCCCGGCGAATTCTTCCTGGGCTTCAAGCCGGCCCCGGTGAAGGTTTGGCCGGGCTAACCCGTTGGACTACCTATACAATATATAGTTATTCAATTATATTATATTATATAGGGTATGTCTCTCTTCTACTAATCCCGCGCGTACATACGCGAGGGGTGTAGGTATCCTCTTGAAAGATTGAAGAACACGGGTGAATGCGCGTTTCCCATGGATTTCAATTGGTTGGGCCTCATCCAGGTTCTTTCTGACTGATTTTGCGCCCTGAAGCATCCCGCCAGGGGCCATGCCATCTGGCCATCCGGTAGACCATGGCCTTCCTGGTCGAGGAGCCGCGCATGCCGGTGGTGATGTCCCCGCTCTCGATCAAGGTGAGCAGGATCTCATCGCGATCACGGGATTTCAGCCATTGCGAGGCCCGTGTGACCTCCGATTTGGTGATCCCCTTGGCCCCTGCGGCGCGGATGATCTCCTTCAACCGCTTGAGATGCGCCTCGGTCTCGGTATCGGCGACGTGCCGCTCGACAGCTTCCATGGTAAGCTGCGCATAGTGGTGTACGAAGTCGATGGCCCAGTCCGTGGCCGAGAGATCGATCTCGGGCGCTGCCGGATTTCGCCCTACAGCAATGATCAGCGCGAGCTTCGACGCATTCTCCGCAATCCTCGCCAGTATCGCTGTGAAGGCTGTCCCGGCCGCAGCCCTCAACTCCTCCGTTAATTCGGCGCTGAGAAGCTTGAACCGTGCCCGCGCCTCCCCGGTCATGGGGACGATGATCGGGTTCACGGCAGTGTTATGATCAGCGGTCTTGCCGGTGAGATTGCCGCGCTGCAGCCCTCCCCCGTTCGCCAGACGTTGAAGCCCCTGGATCAGGGCAGGCGGTGACTGCCGGATGCCCACGGCCATGTTCTCATCGGGGTAATCCTCGTCGCTGGGCAGGATCAGGAAACGGGCAAGCGAGCCGTCCACGACATGGGCGCCCTGCAGCGCGCTCCAGAAATGCAAGGGCGTGGTCGTGCCATAGACGCAAAGGCAGGGCTGGACGATGTCACGGCGCTCATTCGTGCCGTCGCGGTTGGCATATTCCGCGCCGAGGAAGATGCCGCCGGCGGATGTGAACAGCTCGGTCATGTTGTCGAGGATTTCGGTGATATGGCGCGGGCTGCGCTTGCGGTCGGCTGCGGCCGAAAGGAACATGCCGAACTCGTCGATCTGGAACAGGATCGCGGGCTGGCGATGCAGGGCCGTCAGCAGACCCGCGCCGGACGCGATCTTGTTTCCGCCGAGGTGGTGGGCGAGACCGGCCTCGAAGAAGACCTCGTTGACGATCTCGCGGGCGTGGTTCTTGCCAGAGCCGCTGTCGGCGATGCCGACGACATAGAGGTTCGAGCGCAGATTGCTCTCGGTGCGATAGCGCCGCCCCATCAGCGCACCGATCGCGCAAAGGCTGGCGCCCAAGGCGAGCAGCGGCTGCGGCCGCCGGGCAGTGTCGATCATGTAGCCGGCGAGATCGCCCACCAGGCCGTCCGGGATTGTCAGGGTGAACTTCGGCGCGAGAGGCGGCTCGGACAACCGGGCATCGGACACTTCCAGGCGCGCGAGAAGCCCCGCCGCGGGATGGATCGGGTTGGCCGGCTGGCTGCCATCGAGAAGAACGTCCGGCTCGGGCCGCCAGCCCCGTTCGATTGCAAGGTGATAGATGGTGCCGGCGCCGATCTTGTCTGGCTTGAAGCTGGCCCAGGCTTTTGCCGTCGCGGCCGGATCGTTCTTGGCCGCCTGCGCCGACCAGTCGGCAAAAAGCGCTGCACCGTCGTCGGCAAGCGCGCCTTTCAGCGCCATGCCGATCCGCATCCAGCTGTCGTAGTCGAGCTCGGCATTGGGCAACCAGGCGAGTGCCCTTTGGATTACAGGCAAGGTGCCTGCCTGCGCATGGGCGGAAAAGGCTGAGCGGTCCGCGCCGGCTGCGGAAAGACTCCTCGGGCGCAACGCGGGCGGGATCGCTGCCAGCGCCTCGTCGATGAACGCCGCCGCCATCGCGGCATCGATGATGGGCAGGCTCTCGATGTCGATGTCGGCGAGCCCCTCGTCCGGCCAGGCATAGGGCTGCCCGGTGTCGGGATGGTCGGCATAGGCCACGAACTGCTGTCCGAGGCAGAGCATTTCCAGCGGTGCGCGCCGGATCCCGCGGAATGGTTCGGGCGTGCGATAGACGAGCAGGCGCTTCGGCGCGCGGCCGATGCGCAGCGCCGGGGTGTCGCCGAGCCGTTGCCGCGCCAGGTGCTCGATGCGCAGGGCGAGTTCGGCATCGTCGGCGATGTCGATGTCGACCGCCGCCACGGCGCCACCGACGATGCCGATGCCGCAGTCTGGCCAGGTGGACCAGGTCGCTACTTCGACCTCGGTGGTCGGCCGTTCGGCATGCCGGTTCCATTCCGGGTAGTCGGTCCAGACACCACGCCTGAACTGCCCGGGCTTCTTGGTGCCGGGCGCGATCGGCAGGATCGCGTAGCCATTGGTGACGAGGCGGCCGCCGAGGCGCGCCATCCAGGAGGTTTTGTCCATCAGAAGGGCACCTCCGGGGCCATGGCGTCGAGACGCTTGCGATCCTGGGCGGCAAGTCCGCGCAAGTGATCGCAGTAGCCCGTCACGATGGCTTCGACGAAGATGTCCCACTCGGTCTCGGTCAGTGCGACGAGGTCGGTCTTGGCGATGCTCTCGAGGTATTCGCCTCCGGCCACGCCGCCAGCGGTCATGGCGGCGCGTTCATTGGGGGTTGGATCGATCATGCCCGACCTCCTTTTGCAGATGTCCTGGCAGACGCGGCCGCAAAGCCAGTTGCGGCTTGCATCGCGCCTTGGGTCCGAGACCCCGAATGAAGGATTGAACCATCCCCAGCCGCGGGGCTCGCGATGGCAGACGGCACAGAGGCCGGGATCGGGATGAGGCATGGGGTGAACCTGTGGCGGGAGACCTGGAAGAACCGGTCGACGCGATCGACGGTGATGTCGCTTGGCCAGTTGAGCTCGCCGATGCGTGACAGCGCCTCGGTGACGCTTTTGGGAACGAGTGTTCCGGGCGCGCGAACTTGCCACCAATCCGCGGCCTTGCGGCGGGCAAAGCCCATGTGTTCGAAGCAGACCCACTCGTTGTAAGTGGTCAACCCCGAGCGGTAGGTGACCTTCATCGAGGGCCGGCCGAGCGCCTTCGTGTGACGCTGGTAGCTGACTTCATCGACCGCAATCCATTGCGGGCGCTGCGATGAGAGCACCGGCAGCGTCGCCGCGGTTGGGGCGATCGTCACCTCGCGGGACGGGAACGCGTAACCGCAATCCGGGCATTGCGTGGTCGCAAGCGCGACGATGCTTTCGCACCTGGGGCAGACCTTGGTCGGCGCTACGCCGGTGCCGCCATCGCCGGGCCGTCTGGGGCGCACAAGATCGATCGGCCCGTGGCGACTGACATTGCCGGCAAAATCCAGAACGAGACAGTTCTGCTTGGCGTCCGCCAACCGCGTGCCCCGCCCGACCATCTGGACATAGAGCCCGGCCGACTTGGTGGGGCGCAGCAGCGCGATGAGATCGACGCCCGGCGCGTTGAAGCCGGTGGTCAGCACTCCCATCGACGCCAGGGCACGCAGCTCGCCACGCTTGAAGGCGGCAATCGTTGCGTCGCGCTCCTCCTTGCGTGTGTCGCCGAAGATCGTGCCGCAGCTGATGCCGCGTCGCCGAAATTCCTCGGCCACATGGCGGGCGTGGTCGACGCCGGCGCAGAAGGCGAGCCAGGACTTGCGGTCGCGGCCGTAGTCGAGGATCTCGCCGACCGCGGCGCGCGTGATGGCGTCCTGATCGACTGCGGCAGCCAGATCGCGGGCGATGAACTCGCCGGCGCGGGTTCCAACCTTCGACACATCGAGCCGGGTGGCAGGTTGCTTCGAAACCAGCGGCGCGAGATAGCCCTGATCGATCAGGTCGCGTACCGAAGCCTCGTAGGCGATGTCGGTAAAGAGTGCATTCTTGCCCTCGTGCAGCATGCCGCTCTCGAGCCGGAAGGGCGTGGCCGTCAGCCCGATCACCTTGAGCGCGGGGTTGATCGCCTGAAGATCGTCGAGGAAGCGGCGATACATGGTGTTCGAATTGCCCGGGATGAGATGGGCCTCGTCGATCAGCACCAGATCGGTATGGCCGATCTCCAGGGCCCGATGATGGATCGACTGGATGCCCGCAAACAGGATGCGGGCTTGCGCCTCGCGCTTGCCGAGTCCCGCCGAATAGATCCCCTCCGGGGCCTCGGGCCAGATGCCGATCATCTCGGCATGGTTCTGCGCGATCAGTTCGCGGACATGGGTCACGATCAGGATGCGCTGATCGGTCCAGGCCTTGAGCACGCCGTCGATGAAGGCGGCCATGACGAGGCTCTTGCCGCCCGCCGTCGGGATGACGACCAGCGGGTTGCCGCTCTTCTTTTCGAAGTAGCCGTAGATCGACGTGATCGCGGCCTGCTGGTAGGGGCGTAGGGTCAGCATGTGGCGGCCTCCTCTTTTCGGGCGTCGTTGGTCCAGGTCGAACCGTCGGGCATGCGGTAAGCGACGAAATCCTCGCCCGCATCGATCACCTCGCCGGGGACAAGATCGGGGATAAACAGGTGCCGGGGGCACGCGCGACGCTGGTCGGCACGGTGGAGCATCCGGTCGTGGCGTGCGCAGTGCCATCCGCCCTCGATCGGCGTGGAATGCAGGCAGGAACGGCAGTGATGGGCGGCAGCACCGCCCGCATGGCAGACCGCGTGATGATCGCAGAGGCGACACTCGTACCAGGCCGGGTCCTGGCTGATCCGCGCCGGCGGATGCTGGGCAAAGATGATGCGGCCAGCCTTGTCCAGAAGCCTCCCGGCCAGGGAGTGGTCCACCTCGATCCGCTCGATGTGCAGCGCGTCGGTGTCCTTGCAGACCGCCACGTAGAGCGCCCGGGTGATGCCGGTCAGGTGCATGTAGATCTGCATCTGCGCGACGTGCTGGGGCTTGGCGGCTACCACCCCCTTGGCCGTCAGTTCGGCGAAGCTCTTGGCGGAATGGGTCTTGAACTCGACGACGTGCCAGGTCTTCGGCGCTTCCAGGAGGCCGAGCGCGACGGCGTCGAGCGAGCCGCCGAAATGCCCGCCATGAGCCTCGACACGGAACTGCCGCCCCGTCTCAGGATCGACCTCCAGCACGGTCGCACCAGTGGCGCGCAGATCACGGACGAGTCGAGCCTCTTCCATCTGGCCGGTTTCGAACA